GACAGCACCAGTGAAAGTACCGCCAGCAAGCGGCATCTTCGTCGCATCCGCAGGAGCGGCAGCCCACTTAAGACCAGTTCCTTCACCAGAATCGGCAGTCAAAACATAGTTGTTTGTGCCAACAGCTAGCCGAGACACAGCGTCAGCGCTGGTCGCAACAATAAGATCGCCCTTTGCATCAACAATGTCTTTCTGCACAACACCAGGAGTGGTGTTTACAAAAGTTTCAATGTCCGTAAAGTTTTGATTCATGTCGGCAGCAACAATCGTTGTGCCCGCATTGAAATCGTTTAGAGGTCCAAGAGTTGCCATTTAACGCAGTCTCCTTGGCGTATAAGTGAACGCCAGCGCATTGATTTCCCAATGGAAATTATTAGTAGGTCCGCTGACTTTCATACTTACACTCCGTCCTGTCCCAAGTGTAGGCAAGTTTTTGACATCAGCGGTGAGATCACGACCAATAGCATCCCATTTAGCAACATACGTGCCAGATGCTTCATTCCACTTAGCTGTATCCCAACGAGAAGCAGACGTTTTACCTTCCACACTCACACTAAAACTAGAAGTTTGCGTAGATTTGTCGTAATCCTTAAAAATGTTTACAGGCAACGTAATCGTTTCTTCAGCAGAAACAACAGCCCTTGGACGACCCCAACGCTTTTTAACGATGGGGTCTTTACCTGTTACCCAACGAGTAACAAAATATGAATCAATATGTGTTTCCGTGCTTGACGTGTAACGGTCAGCGTCACGTTTCTGTTCATCCTCAACATCAACCACAGAACCCGTATTAGCCACACATCCAGCAAACACTGTAGGCGTACTATTCGGTGGCCGATATGAAAACAATGGGCCAGCATCAATATCGGTAGCTACCCACGCACCACCCTGACCCAATGTCGGATCATAAATATAGGTACGGCGAGCAGTCGCAGCATCAGCGCTGTAATCAACAGAAACATAAAGTTTGTTGTTACCCCACGCAAGCTGCGGTGCAGAACCAAAAGTAATTTGCTGGTTATCTATAGCAGGAACAAGTTTGCTGAACAGCCACGTAAAGTTCTGTCCGTCATAAACGTATACGCCTTCTTGGGCGTGCCAAAAAAATGTTCCAAACGGTGTGTTCACTGGAGAAGAAAGCTCCACTGAACCCATATCGTTTGTCAAAGTAACAACCTGAAACGAATCAGAATCAAAACCAAATATCGCATACACGCTGTTGGTCTTGAAGATCAGTAACCGATCACCGTCAGGGACAAGTGCCGTGATCTGGTCACCGTGTTCCCCAAGGTCAATGTCTACGTAGTCTGCTGCCGCCCAGGTTTCTGGGTCGTTGACTGCTGACCATCTGACTCGTGATTTGTGTCCTGTTGCGGATTCATAGGTGTTTGCGACCCATGCAAAGTTGTTCCAAAACGCAATGTATTGGGCTTGCGGCATGTTGCCGCTTGCCCCAAAGGTGGTTCCGAGATCCGCAGCCGCTGCCCCATTCCAACGGAATGACGGCTTGTCATAACTAACGCCATAAGCCACATTGTTCATTGTCATCCCGTAAACACGGGAGCCATCTGTCCTTGCTGTTATTCCTGTAAGATCCGTAAAATTGCCCGCCGCCGAATGAGCCACTTTGGTTCCATAATTAACCATCAACTGGTTGACCCCAGCATCGGTATGGAAACCCCACATGCCTTTAACATCGGCACTTAAGGCTGTTGTGTTTCGGCGGTCAACACCATCACGCATCCGAATACCACCACGAGGGTCAACAGTTACGTTGAGCATGTCGGGTGATTCGTTGTCTGCGAGGTTGAACTGGTCGCTTCTCAGGTTCAATCCACCTGAAAATGATTCCAGTACTTCAAGAGAAAATCCTTGACGAGCCATCAGGGGTTACCAGATCACTCCGCCAGTATTGGCGTACCTCAATCTTCCCATACCCGCAGCGTAAAGAGTTGATCTTCGACTGTTCGCAATCATTGGTTGCGGAGCAGGAGTATCAGCGTAACGGCGAGCAAGGTTATCAAGCTGTGATTGGAACAACGCCATGTACTGGTTACCCATCGTCGGATCTTCCTGCTGGAAATATGCAGCAGCAGTAGCGTACGTAGCTAGAACCGCATGAAACGGGTCAGGCAAATCAGGAGAAGAACCACTAGAACTACCCAAACCAAACG